CGCGCTGAAAACGCTGGCGGGCCTGAGCAGCGATCCGGCAACACCGAACGCCGCGCTCTCAGCTCTGGCCACCGCTGTGGCCGGAGGCGCGAAAATCGCCACTGGCAGCTACACGGGCAATGGGCTTTACGGCAGCTCCCACCCGTGCAGCTTAACGTTCAATTTCGTGCCGAAGGCAATTTTCCTTCATGGCCCAGCAAATTATAATAATTCGGCAAGAATATTTGAGGCGGCGCTAAAACCATTTGCAATCATGGAGATGGATAATGGCGCAGAAAACCAGGTAACAACATGGGGAACTAATAGAATTTCTTGGTATGCTACCTCAAACGACTACGATCAGTTAAATCATTCTGGGTACTCCTATTCATACACGGTTCTCGGATAACGTTCGGTTTTGTGCCGAAGTATGTAATTATCCGTGCTGTCCCGTCAGATGGGTCATTATCGGCTTGGGTGGCTATATTTGCACGACTAACTAGTACGTATTCAAGCGGATATGATGGCTGGCGGTATATAGGCGCAACCCCACCCGCCACTTACACCAATACCCGCCATGCCAAAATCGATGGAACAACGCTTGCTTGGTATAACGAAAATCCACAGGCTTATGGAGACAAGGAACAGCTTAATGGAGCAAATATGCCCTACTATGCGTTGGCCATAGGTTAACCGAAGGCCACATAATAATAGCTCGTACCCGAAACATTTAACTGCGTGGCTGCCCCTAAACTGGAATCCATGGAATTTCCATAAGTGTTGTACCAATATAACGTTTTACCGTCGCTGGATTTTTTGGCCCAGCAGTAAGTTGAGGCTGTAGACCAATACGGGACTTTGTTTTGCACATAACTTGTAGTTATTTCTGACATTGGAATAGTCGTACACCCAGAAATTGCAGAGAAAGAAATACCAGAAGAACTTTGCGCATAAATCCACACATACTTCGGTACAAAACCGAACGTTTGAAATCCAGCTCCGCCCCCGGAGCGGTCAGCACGCCGATGATCTGGCAATGCCAAAATCGTGCAGGAAAACGGTATCTATCCCGCCCTCACCGTTAAACGACCGTTTTTGCCATGCAATCTAGGGGCTTATAAAGCGCACGACCGCGGCAAAACCGGACAAGCGTTGAGCGGTCGACGTGGAAAATCCGTGCGATCTCCGCATAGCTGGCGCCCTCATCCAGCAGCACCCGGATCACATTTTCCCGGCCGGAGAGCTTGGTATGTTTTCCGACGGCCCCGCGGGGGCGACCTAGTTTGACGCCCTCGGCGCGCTTGCGCTCCAGCGCCTCCTTGGTGCGCTGCGAGATTAGGTTGCGCTCGATCTCTGCGGAGAGCCCGAAGGCGAAGGCCAGAACCTTGCTTTGGATGTCGTCGCCCAGGCGAAAACCATCCTTGATCGTCCAGACCCGGCAGCCCTTATCCATACACAGGGCGAGGATCTCCATAATCATATAGAGGCTGCGGCCAAGTCTGGATAGCTCGGAGCAAATGATGAGATCTCCGTCGCCGGCACGGGCGAGCAGCTGCCCAAGCTGGCGTTTGTCCGGGGCTTTGGTGCCGGAAATTGTCTCCTCAATCCAGCTATCCACGGACAGGCCCTCCCGAGCGCAAAATTGTTTGATCTCATAACGCTGATTTTCTACCGTCTGCACGTCGGTGCTGACACGGATGTAACCATAGATCATTGTCGTATATCCTTTCACTATTTTTTAGGAGGTCTTAACAGTGGGATTATACTACCTGCACGAGAAAAGCGATGGGGCTTATATGTGCCCGCAGGAAGAGCCCTTTTCCGGAGCTATCGAAATGAACGCGGATCAAATGGATACATATCGTGCGTTCCATGGATTTGGCGATATCGTCGACGGAATCTTCACCGGGGCCCAGGCACTATTGGACGCCTGGAACAGCGAGCATCCGGACACGCCGGCGACGACGGAGGCAACTGCGCAGGACGATACCGACGCCATGCTCGTGGATCACGAGTATCGGTTGACTCTGTTGGAGCTGGGCGTCGCGGACAGTTCAACGTAAAGGAGGTGAATCATAATGCTGTATCGCACGCTGAAACGCATGATCGAAAGAGGCCTGACCGACGGAATGACGGAGAAACTGGACGTATTCTATGCGGCCAACAAAATCACGGAAGCTCAGTACACAGAACTGACCGGACTGCTGACCGGCTCTGCCGCAGTCTAAGGAGGCAGCATGATGAAAGAGGCTATCATCGTGGCGCTGATCACCGGCGGGCTGTCGCTGCTGGGCGTGGTGCTGAGCAACCGGGCCGTCTACAACAAGACGCAGGCCAATTTGCAGACGGCCCAGGCGGTGACCGATACCAAAATTGAGGAGCTGACCCGGGAAGTGCGGCAACACAACGGGTTTGCGCAGAAAATCCCGGTGATCGAGGAGCAGATCAAGGTCGCCAATAGCCGAATCAAGGATTTAGAGATCGCGCAGGTGTCCAAATTGGACACCGGGAGGTAACGGGATGAAAATAATGCTTATATCGGGGCATGGGGCGGGGGACCCAGGCTGCGTGGCCACGATGAAGGGCGTCACCTACAAGGAGGCCGATGAGACCATCAAGGTGGCCGATCTGCTGAAACCGCTGCTGGAACCCTATGCCAAGGTCGGCGTCTATGACGAGGCACGGGACGCCTTTAGGGACGCCAAGGCCGGGACGCTTGCGGCAAAGCTCAAGGGCTGGGACTATGTGCTGGAGATCCATTTCAACGCCTGCGCGGGAGACTACATAGGCAACGGCCAGACGACCGGCGCGGAGATCTTCTATCCATCCAGAGGCAGATCCAGTGGCGCGGAAGACGCGATCATGCGGGGGCTCGCCGCGCTGGGCCTGAAAAACAGGGGAGAGCAGGCCGGCACATTTGCTGTGATCAACACTGCGCACAACATGGGCTGCAAAGCCAACCTGCTGGAAGTCTGCTTTCTGGACGACGCGGACGATATGCGGATATACACAAAAAGCCGCCAGACAGTGGCACAGGCCATTGCCGACGGCGTGGTGTCAGCCTTCGGGCTGACGGAAAGTGAGGATGAAGTGAGATACGCACATCTGAAAGACATCCCCAACGACTGGGGGGCGCGGGACATGGTGGATAAGCTGATGACCGCCGGCGTGATCGCCGGGGACGGCAGCGACAAGGCCGGAAACGGCGACAAGATCGACCTGTCCCAAGACATGGTCCGGCTGCTGGCGTTCAATTACGCGGCCGGGCTTTACGATGCGGCACTGGAGGTTAAGGGGCTAAACCGCAATGACTAAGTCGGAGTACAAGGTCCGGTGGGTGCTGATCGTCTGGACACTCGTCAACATCGCGGGCTTTGCCCTTGCCTTTTACGCGGTCGGACGGGACTTTTCCGGCTCCCTGCCATGGATAACCGGGCTTGTAGGCGTATTTGACGGGGCGGTGGCAACGGTGCTGAACAAAGACACGGACAAATCGCGGGCGGAGAACACCGCTAACGGGATAGTATACGAGGCCGCGAAGGCAAAAAATTTTGGAAGGGATCTATAAGGAGGAGCAAGAATGAAATGGTTAGATCTGATCGTGAGCGTGCTGGCGGGGCTGGCCGTGTGCCTGCCGCTGGCGGTGAAGCTGGTGCAGTACGTCACCCAGGCCGTCAAGGAAAAAAACTGGACGAAGCTGCTGGAACTCATCATGAAGTACATGGCGACGGCCGAGACAAAGTTTGCCGACGGCGCGACCCGAAAAGAGTGGGTGCTCGCCATGGTGCAGGCGTCCGCCAAGGAGCTTAACTACGATGTGGACATCGACGCCGTGGGCAAGATGATCGACAAGCTCTGCGGCATGAGCAAGGTGGTCAACGCGCCCAGCGAGACCGACACGGCGAAGATCTTCGCGTGAATGATAGGTAAAAGGCCCCTCACCGAACGGTGAGGGGCCTTTTAAAATTTTTTAGCTTGTACATTTTGAGAGGTATTCTGCCTGCTCTCTGAAGAAACCTGTACCGTTGGCCTCTATCTTTAATAAGTCATTTAGATCCGAGATGATTTTCTCTTGATCCATATTCAATCTAATCATCATGAGTGCTTTTACATATAGTGCTGCCGGGTATTCAAATACTTTTTTTTCATCTTTTAGCGTGTCATTGCAATAATCAAGAACCTGTTTAGCTACTTGCGTACTAACATTTTTTGATATTTTTGTATAGTACTTTTTCGCTTCATTATACTTACCGGATAGTAATGCCAAATACGCCACATTTACAGAATAGACCTCCCTGTTTTCTGTGGATACATGAACTCTGTCCATATAGTTTTCAGCCAAAACCAAATTTTTCATATATTCTTCTGTCGAATATGAATTTCTAATTATACTACTCGCTAGAATTATAAGTGCTGTGGAATCCTTTGGATACACATTCGAATGCTCTCGCGATAGCTTAATGACTTCGGCAAGTCGTCCACGATTCAGTAAATCATTTGCCATCACGGTATATTCCACCATGGTTAAGTGGTTTACATCGCTGATAAATTTTTCGTTTGTAAATCCCGAACGATTATCCTTGTGAAGTTTCATGTGAATTTGATATGCCAGCGCAAAACGTCCACCAGACAAATACGTTAATCCAAGAAAAAATTCGATAATATCAGCGAAGGTTCTTGATAAAAATAGTATTTGCTCATACCCATATTTCCTATCTAGCATGATATGCGATGCGGCATGTTCATTAATCATAGCATTAATATATTTTTCTATCTTCTCTGCTGTACCTTTTGAATAACTAACAGTTGTTTGGAGATTGAAAATAAACTTTTGACCATCGTTCTCTCTTGTTTTTACAATCCCAGATATGTATGAAGTACCCTTTAACCATCGATGGAGAAATTTCCACCGCTTGGTTTTGAAATAATCATTTCTCTTAGCTGCTCCTTTAGAAATGCGCATATTAAATCTGTTTCTGCAGATGATGTTTGGTACTATTATTTCCATATCACTAAGACTACAATTTGGACAATCTTCCGAATCAAACCTAAAACCATTACGGATACCATCTACAAGGTCAGCAATGTATTTATCATCTTCATAGCTCTCTGGTGATATCATAACATATAGGGTGGGGCCTGTTTTCTTTGCAGGCTTTATATAATAGTTTACATACAGCACGATAAGAAGTAAAAAAATTAGTATGCCCAGGTATAGAATGATTCGCGTTTTTAAGCAGAAAGATTGCCCAAATATGGCAATAAATGCTGCGTAAACTGGTAACGAAGTTACAAGTAGCGTTAATATTCCAGTTGGCAATACGAGATACTTTTTTATGCATATCATTTTTTGACTTTCGCTCATGTTATCTCTCCCAAAATCAATATAAAAACCTTACCCTGTTAGCATTAATCGCAGAAAAGAGCAAACACAAGAGGTGTGATTAACTATTAATTTGTTTCTCGCATTTCTTTGAGTGACGAGACCGCGCGGAATAGCAGTGCAGGCCACCATGAAAATACACAATTATAAATATTATCCTATATTATACTAAAAAATGCAAGAATTTTAAAATAATTACAAAATAATTATATACTCTGCTTTTTGCCACAGGGCCCAAAAAGCCGGGAGGGGAGATAATTGAATGCGGCATGACCTCGCTGTGTTGCAAGCATCCGCCAAAGAGCTTAATTACGACGTGGACATCGACGCCGTGGGCAAGATGATCGACAAGCTCTGCGGCATGAGCAAAGTGGTCAACGCGCCCAGCGAGACCGACACGGCCAAGGCCGACGCGGCGAAGATCTTCGCGTAATGATAACTAAAAAGGCTCCTCACTGAACTGTGAGGGGCCTTTTACTATATTCGCCCGCATTTCTGGTTCCGCGTCGAGTTAATGCGGGGATTTTTTCAAATATTTTACTTTCGGGCTTGTAAAACGAGGGGGGGCTGCCGTATTATGATAGTAGACGGAATTTGATAGGCCTTGTGTGGAATAGTCGCTTTTGGGCACGCTGAGAAACATATTTTGCAGAAAAAAAGTCATTGAGTTTATTCTAATAGCAATTATAAGAACTCAATTATGCGATATCTTTGAAATAACACCTTGTGATTAAAAAAATATCTGAGGAGTGAAATGAATGGCACAACACATTTTATTAGCAAAGGCGTATTGTTATCCTGAACCTGCGGAAACTTTGAAACCAGAAAATTGCACTTTTGTGGAGGAAAAAGGATATTGGCAAAATAATATTACTGGCGAAATAATGATGTTAAGCAACGATTCTCGTCGCCCTCAATCAAAAAAATGTGATATTGAAACGGGTGAGGATCAAAAAGGTGAATGAGGTCAATCAATTAGTGCTTTCCAGCACCATAGATTATTCTACTGACTTAGTCTGCGCCGAACTTAAAAAGCGCGGCCTAAACTATTTAAGAGTCAATCGAGATCTTTTTCCAGAATACGAAATTACGTATACATTGCAGGATAATACATTAAGAATAAAATTGGGTGGGTCTTGGTATCTTCTCACCTTGGAGTCGGTTCGCTCAGTTTATTTTAGAGCACCTGTTTTTTTGCGGACCACTGGTAAATTCTTTGGCATTGAAGAGCAATTAAAACGTAGCCAGTGGAGTTCATTTATTCGAAATCTGATTGTTTTTGATAGAGCATCTTGGATAAACCACCCTGTTGCAACTTATCAAGCTGAAAACAAACTTTACCAATTAAAAATTGCGCAAAGGATAGGAATTGCTGTTCCAGAAACATATGTTGGAAACACATTGCCTCAGAGTATTGTTCCTGATCGTATCTACATTGTAAAATCATTGGACACGGCCCTATTTTATAATGATGGCAAAGAGATGTTCACTTATTCAACGATGGTTAGCGGTGAAGAATTATTGCATTCAGAAATTAAGGCAGCACCTATTTTTATTCAAGAATACTTGTCAAAAAAAATCGACTTTCGAGTGACTGTTGTAGGAGATTCCATTTTTGCTGTATCAATCACAAGAAACGGGAAAGCACTTGTTGGCGATTGGCGAATGAGTGATAAGGACAACCTCGAGTACATTCCCATTGAATTACCGCAAACTGTAAAAAAACAAATTTTCGAATTAATGCGTTGCCTTAACCTGTCGTTTGGTGGAATTGATCTCGCCTTAGTTGGCAATACCTATTATTTTATTGAAGTTAACCCCACCGGCGAGTGGGGATGGTTAGCTACATGTGCCGGTATTCCTATTGATAAAGCCATTGTAGATTTTATGGTGGCCGGAGGCAGAAACATATATGGGTGAGATATTAGATAATATATTTCCGACGATTGCCAACCATAAAGCTAATAAAGTCCTTTGCAAAAAAATGCATCCCTTAAATGATGGTGGAGAAAATACAGGGCCAACAGGTGTTCAGTGTTATATTGATAACGCCGATGAACTTAGCATAGAAACGCTAAAGGAGCGGTATGTTGATACATTCAAAACGAAGGATAAGCTTGAAGATAAAGCAAAAACAAATGTCATAGGTATTACTATTTCGATCACTTTGATCATGGGAGCATCTGGAACACTATCTACCCTCAACAGAAGATTCCCATCTCTAGTGTTATCGTGGATTACATTTGCATTAGTTGTGGTTACTGTTGTATATATGATTATCGCTGGATTATTGGCCATTAGAATGCTAATCGGCGAGAATGAAATATATATAGTTGAACTTAATAGTTTGGCATCAGGTGGCACAGCACTCAGAGATGATTATGCTAAGTGCATTTTCATGAATCAAATAAAGAACACTATTCGCAATAACTATATTTTTACCTCATATAAATGCATCAAAAACTCGCTTATTGTCCTTTTTGTTGTTTTTATTCTTATGGTGATTCCTGTTAACGCACTAAATGCTAATAATGACAAAGAATCAAAATATTCTCCTCAATCATATTTCTTCCTGTTCTCGTCATCAGCGGCAAATTATATAAAAGAAAATGAAATTCGTGATACAGCAGAAAAGGCTATGATCAGTACGATTAATACCCCTGGACGAAATGAAAAAGTACATGCATTTGGTATTGCGGATAAGCGGATAATATAAATAATTCGTTTATCAAGTGCCAAGCGGCAGATAATGTAGTTACAATTTGGGCTATATAACCATCTACACTTCCCTTGAGCAGCCCGATGCGGCGAAGATCTTCGCGTGAATTTAATAGAGAGGCACCCGGCGAGCGGTTCGCCGGGTGCTTTTTTTGCCGTTATTACGCACAAATCAGGGCTGTATCTTTGTACACATTTGCTCCAATATTGGAGCACAAAACCATTGACAATACTCCAATATTGGAGTATATTAAAATCACAAAGAGGAAAACAAAAGGCCATTGGCCGGGAGGAAATAAAATGAAGTACACGATGAGCCGCAGAAACGATGCGATCACCCTTGATACCGAGACCGGCAACATCACCGGCGGCACCTACGGCATGAAAGACGTCATCAAGAACGACCTGTACGCCACATGGAACCCCGATCTGCGCGTCTGGCATAACGACGATCTCCAGAGCGTCCTTGACAAGTTTGGCGAGTATCTGCACCGCTGCTATGGCCTCAAGCCCGTTGAGGAGCCAAGCAAGGAGCAGGGCGGCAAGGCCCTCGAGATCATCGACAAGCAGCTGGTCAACGGCGACGATGGATTCTACGCGATCTACACCTACTCCGACGGCAACACGAAAAAAGTATTTGTGGGATAACAAACAACGCCGCCCCCGCCCGGCTAAAGGCGGGGAGAAAAGGAGCGAGACATGGTGATTACTGTATATAGGATCGATTCCGGTTTTGGCAATGTCACGGATCGCGTAACGCTTACCCCACCCCCCAGCGACCTGATCAACAGATCGGCCAAGTATGAGCTGCCGGACGGCTACACCGTTGACGATAACAACGAGGGCGACCAAATGGTATATGACCCAGAAGGCAACGCTTGCGAGTTGTGCCTCAACAATCGGAGCGGTTCGGCGGTGCTGGCTGTCAGTTCCAGCGGGTCAAAGGCGCTCAAGCGCGCTGTGGATGCCGACAATCGCGCAAGCCTCCGGGATCTGCGGGCGAAAGCGCAGCTTACCCAGCAGCAGCTCGCCGATGCCGCCGGCGTCAATATATCCCAAATACAGAAGCTTGAGGCCGGTACGATCAAAGCCGAGAATATATCGCTGCGAAACGGGCTCGCGTTGGCCGACGCGCTGGGCGTGGAGCCTGAGGATTTGCTTAATGGCTAAGCTGGATTTGACCGGCAAGCGCTTTGGCCGGCTGACGGTGCGAGGCGAAAATCCCGATCCATATGTGTCGCCTGCCGGAAAAAAGACACGCCGTTGGGACTGCTTGTGCGACTGCGGCAATACTGTTACGCTGCTGCAAAATGCTCTACGCTCGATGAGCAATCCGACTACGAGCTGCGGATGCGCGCGCAGAGATGCCCAGCAAGAGCACCGCAAGGATATCACCGGGCAACGATTTGGGAGGCTGACCATCATCGGTCCTGCGCTGCTCGATAAGCCGGAAGCCAACGGCGTCACCCACGGCTGGCTGGCGAAATGTTACTGCGGTAAGATGGTGGTGGTCAGCCGCAAGAGCCTGCTATCAGGAGTGCAAAGTTGCGGGTGTCTGCTGTCTGATACGGCGCGGCTCAAAATCGATAACAATGTCATGCAGCGCGTAGACGGCACTCAGCTTACCGCCATCAGGCCGGGCCGCAAAGCAAACAGCAATAGTAAGTCAGGTTATAAGGGCGTGTATTGGTCAGACCGCGAGGGCCGGTATATTGCCAAGATAGGCCTAAAAGGCAAGACTATCACAATAGGTCGCTTCCGGCTGTTGGGTGATGCTGTCAAGGCTAGGGCTGCTGCTGAGGAGGAGTACTATAAGCCGATTTTGGACGCACATAAAGAGGACGAGACTCCCCCATTATAAGGCCGATAATGTTGGCCAAACGTACCCCCAGAATTACCCCTGGACGTCAAAAATACCCCTAGAATTACCCCCTAAATTTTGCGATTGCTTTCGGCGAAAATGGCAATTTGAGCAAAATAAGAAGGCCCGCAAAGCCTTGATATCAAAGGCTTTGCGGGTCTTTTCTTTTGGTGCTCCAGGGGGGATTCGAACCCCCGACACCCTGCTTAAAAGGCAGGTGCTCTGCCTACTGAGCTACTGGGGCATGTAGGCTAATCCTGCGCCGCCTGCGGCTTTTTGAGCGGCTGGGG